TGCTGGAGCTGGTGTTGCTTTCTTTCCTGTATAAACGTTAATGCCGTGTTTCTTCAAGGTTGCTAAAGATTTTTCTAGGTCGTCAATTTTTGAAGACTTTTCTTCTTCTTTCTCTTCTTCCATCATTTTTTCTTCTTCTTCCTCTTCTTCGGCTTCTTCTTCCTCTACTTCCTCTTCTTCTTCGTCTTCTTCAGCTTTTTCTTCGCCTTCTGCGACTTCTTCCAAGTATGCGAGTACTTCTTTCAGCTTAGCAAGGGTGTTCTCCATGTCTTTCATTAGTGCCTCTTCCTTACCAAGTTCAACTGGCTCTTCTAATCCAGCAGCTAATTCCACTTCCTCTGTTTCAACGATTTCCTCGTCGGCAGATTTAGCATGATTGCCACCACAAGTGCATTCTGTCATGTATATACACTTGGAAAAGGGTATATAAGTAAAACAAACTTTCCGGAAACTAACGTTTTTTATTCCAAGAAGGTGTTCTTCCCCTTCTTAATCTTTCTTCTGGTTTAAAGTTACTTCTACCTAAAGCCTCTCTCAAAGCCCTACCAGATTGATTTCTAACTCTACTACTTGTAAACCTTGGACCTCTGCCGGGATATTTTCCGGGATTTCTCCAAAGCTCTGCACAAAAAGCCTCTACTTCTCTTACACTTTGTTGACCATCATAGTTTACTAACTTAAGTGCATTTCTTTTACAGTTTGTCATAAAAGACCTCATACCCCTTTGTGTTCTTCCTGTCCTAGGTGCTTTAGATACTGCTATTCCTTTTTTTACTGCACATTTTTTAATTCCTGCAATATCCCATATATGTTTGTCAATCTTACCTAATATGTCAGTTACACTACTTGTACTCCACATTTTACAAGACCAATACCTTGCCTTATGTTTAGGACCGGGATTATCGCAATTATGTCTTGCTCTAAAGTTTCTACGTTTGTCAGGGTCATCACGCTTGATGTCCATCTTAGGGTCGCCAAACTTTACTTGTACTGTATTACCTTTCTCGTTCTTTGCATAAACTCCAAACTTCTTGTTTTCACCCTTTAACCGAAAAGGTTTGTTAAGTTCTACCTTCCTGCCTTGATACTCGGCTTTACCTATAGGAACACAATTAGGAACTTTCTTGCCTCTCATTAATTTAGTTCCTATCATTTCATACCCTGCTTCGCAAGGTTTCTTTTTTATCATGTCAAGAATATTGTCAAGCTCTTCATTCATCTTACTAAATCTTCTAGCTTGTATGGCTCTTTCTTGTCTTACTGCCCCCGCTCTACTATTATGACATCCAAGTAACTTTCTATCTTTCTTAGCATATAGACAATATTTCTTACCTCTACGCGCTATTATCTTTTCTACCATTCCTTCTATCTCATCTAAAGTTACTTGCTTTGTCACCTTTACAGGTTCTGCTGCTTTTGCTGCCGCTACTTGTGTAACAGTAGCTTCTGGGTTAGCTGGCCTGTTGCCAACCCATGATACGGACCAAAGAGACAACTCGGAGATGTTGTTGTGGCAGACGTCTCCTTCGCAGACCTTCTCTTGTTTCTCAGCTTCCCCTCTAATAGAGGAGCCGCCCTTGTCACCGTAAATCTTCATCTCTTCCCACACTCTATCATGCATCGGAAGCTTGTTGTGTATCCCTACACGTATTTTGACTTTACCGTCTTTAACCTTATATGCAAGAGGTAAGCCCACTGGCATCTCCTCATGCTTGTATGAATAAACCCCGTATTTCATATAGAAATCCATGGACTCTTTAATCGTGTCAGTACCTATCTTATCGTTCTGTTTATCGATAATAGGCGAGCTAATAAACGTCTCTAAAATTCTCTCGTTATACCACTCAGGTCGGTAAACTTTCCAGTTAGTATTGTTAGCGTCTGCCACGGCCTAAGATTGGCTACGTGTATATAAATAAAACGAACTTTCCGGAAACTAACGAATAAAACGTTTTGCAGCATTACGAACTGCTGATTCTAATTGGTCTCTGTTGTATGTGTCTGTAATTGCATTTGTTAACGCAAATGTACCATATTGAAAAGGCTGATTAGCTTTTATTACAGCAGCTAACGTACCTGTGTCTTTTTTCTTAAATCCATAATTACTTGCATAAGGTGCTAAATTACTTTTTTTACCTTTATTATTATAAGCTGGCAATTTATCCATATAACCTCCGTATTCAATAAAATTTATTGCAGGATGGTCTGACTTCAATCCTAAATATGCATAGTTGCCACGCCTGTACACTATAGCTTCTATGCTGTCACCAACCGAACCTTTTACTCTATCAAATTGTTGATAAACATTATACTCTGCATCATCTCGATTGTCTTGAGCAACTTCTTTCATGCCTTCTTGCATTATTTGTCGCCAGTTACTTTGTTTTTTGTATAAATTAATTGAACGTACAAAATTCTTGCCGCCACTTATTGCTAACTTCATTTGTATGCCGCTACTTCTTCAACCGAAGCATCACCGTACTTTTCTTTCCACTTACGATTTACTTCCTGTGCAGCTTTCTGTCTCATTAACATTCTACTGTTCTTGTTGTACTGTCTCATGTACTCTGCTTTATTATTCCAAGCCCTGTCATGCTCACACTCTTCGCAAAATCCATTAGACATCAATCTAACTCTACTTTCTCCTGCCATACACTTCTTACAACTCTTCACGGTTTCAACGCCCCTACTTCTGGTTTAGCTTCTTCTGGCATACTTACTTGTGGCTTATCTGGAAGTACCAAATTACCATCCTTATCTAATGTAGCTTCTATTCCTACTTTATTTAATACTGTAATTATATTTGCTTTTTGTAACATATTAGCTAATGCTTGTTGCTCGTTCTTTGTATTAATATCTGCAAACTTAACCTTCCATGTTTTAATCCCCATCAACTTCATCAACGGCCTAAGGAATCCCATTTCCAAACATTGCTGCGTTTCTAACACTGTCCTGTCAAACAAAGATATCTGTTCACCCTCTGCATTCAAACCACCTACGCCTGCCGTACTTCCTGTTACTATTGGCATAACGCCATAAGCTGCGTTTATATCGTTGTTAATGCGCTCCATATATGGCAGTGCCATCAACTCATCCATGTTAGGCATAACTGGCACAAACTTCGCTTGTCCGCTTGAACCTTCACCCCTACTACTTATGATTGGTACAAAGTTAGGATTACGTCTGGTTTCCTCTGCTATGTATTCTCCCAATCTATTCAAGCTCTCTTCATCATGGCCGGGAATATCCAAGAAACCCTTAGGTGGCCTCTCTAATTTGTAGATTTTGTTTTGGAAGTTCTCAATGGCGAGAGCGGTTTCTATTTTCTTAGAAAGACCTATAATCGGCGACTGTCCATACAATCTGGCATTCGCACTGTATTTATTGAAATGAATTATCTCATCTCTTGCAAATGGAATCTTGTCTTCATCCTGTCCCATATCATAAAAGTATGCAACAGGCTCTGCTTCAAACCCTCCTTCTCCTAATGCGCCTTTTTCTAAAGGCTGCCTAGTAATTACATCAAAATATTCTTCATTTTTAAACTTACCATAATCATCAACTGCAAAACGCATCTGCTTTGCATCCTCTACCCAAAGCTCCTTGACTATCTTACCATCAGTTCCCTGAATCCTATCGTAAACAATACTTATCCAACAATCGTCAAAAACCTCTACTTGTCGTATCATTGCTTTAAAGAACTCACTAGCTGTAATATCTGCATTGCCACCCGTTGGGTCCTTTAGCAATTTTTCTAACATTTTACGTTCTTCTTCGTCGCCTGCATCACCAACAGCGTGGTACTCCCACCCTTTGGCGACAGACTGAGAAGCTATTCGAGTGATTACAGTCCTTAGGTGAGAATACCTGTCTGCCAACTGCTCAAGATAATTCTGGTCTACTGGAGGAAGTATATCTGCCTTAAATGCGCGATTACTGCCTGAAGTTCCATATGCAGGCGTTCTTGCATCTTTTACAATATTAGCTGTGTTTCTCTCTATCAATTCCTCTAACGCGGAACGCTTCCGCACTGGCTTACGCCCCAACAATCTATCGTACCATGCCAAGTTGTATCGCCTCCACTTTAGTAATTATCTTATTAAGCTTTTCCTTTTTTTGTATTACATCAAGACTCTTCTTCAACCTTTTACTCCAACTGTGACCAGAATTGCCACCCATCATCTTCCACATAATATATCCCTTACTAGGATTCTTCTTGTCGCCAAAGTTCTGCGCTGGCGGGTCTACCTTCTCATGCCTTCTATAATAGGTGTCAATCTTAACTGCCGTCTTGTATCCTACATCCTTTTGATACCTTAACTTACGATTTATCGCCTTTGTAACCTTTCCACCACCATAACCATGCATCGCTCGTAAATCTCTACCCTGCAATGCTTCTTTCTTTACACCACGAGGAATCTTATACCTATCTCGCTTATCGCCCATGATACTCCCGAACGTACCTTCTAAGTAACGGTTCTACTAAGACGCCTGTGGGAACATTCTCCGCCTTAGCAATCTCTTTAAGGCCCTCTTTGGTAGAGTCACTGATTCCATAAATTTCCAACCTCGTTCGTTTTTTCATAGTGTGGTTGGATGTCTTGTATG